TATCAACAAGAAACAATAAAACTAGCAAAACAAAAATCATTAGAATTATGAATAAAGTAATATTAATAGGCAGATTAGGTGGAAACCCTGAAACAAGGTTTACGCAAAGCAATACACCTGTATGTAATTGGTCTTTAGCGACTAGCAAAAAAGTAAAGGGTGAAGATAAAACAGAATGGCACAACATCGTGGCATTTAGTAAAACGGCTGAAATAGCCCAACAATACTTAACTAAAGGTTCTCTAGTTTGTGTTGAAGGTTCTATTACAACAAGCCAATATGAAAAAAATGGCGAAAAACGTTACAGCACGCAAATTATCTGTGATAGATTAGAAATGCTAGGCAGTATGAATAATAACGATAATAAAGATCGCGCGTTAGAACAAATACCTGGAAGCCAGAAAGTAGATATAAGCAACTGGGATCAAGTATCAGATGATTTACCTTTTTAATTATGGAAACAGAATACAAAGTACTGCAAAAAATAGGGCCGTATGATGGCCCTTATCAAAAAAATTTAGTAACTTATATACTGCTATCTAAAAGCAAAAGAGTAGCATGGCATGAAAAACCTGGAAGAAAGTTCCCTTATAACAAAGGAGACGTTGTTACAGGTATAGCGCTAAAAGGCGATAATATAGATTACAAAAAATCAAATCCTAAACTAATATTAAAACAACTTAATTTTTATGGAAATATTTAACGACATAAGATCATGGGCTAATGAAAGAGGCCTTTATGACAAAGGAGATACTAAAACTCAATTTATTAAACTAAACGAAGAGGTAGGAGAATTAGCAGAGGCTATACTGAAAAAAGATGAAAAAGAACTTATTGATGCTATAGGTGATATAGTAGTTGTTCTTACAAATTTAACATACTTAGCAAATGCTGATATAATTAAATCAGATTATGTTAAGATAGAAGACTGCGTACGATCTGCATATAATGAAATAAAAGATAGAAAAGGAAAAATGGATAATGGAACCTTCAAAAAAGCATGATCTATATATGCGTATAGCTGATGCAGTCGCGTTAAGTAGTCACTGTAAAAGAAGCAAAGTTGGTTGTATTATTGTAAAAAATGATAATATTATAGGAATTGGCTACAATGGTACGCCTTCTGGCTTTGAAAATGACTGCGAATGTAATAACACAACTAAAGAAGAGGTTTTGCACGCAGAGTCTAATGCAATAACAAAATGTGCTAAAAGCACTATAAGTTCAGACGGTTCTATAATGTATTGTACATTAATGCCTTGTTTTAATTGCGCTAAATTAATAATTCAAAGCGGTATTAAGCAAGTTATATACAAAGACGATTATAGAAATAAATCAGGAATAAAACTATTAACAAAAGCAAACATAGAGGTAAATAGATATGAGTAAATCATTATGCGAAATAGCGCATGAAATAGTAAACGAAAGAAGCGAAGAAAAGGAACGAGAATATGGTCCATTTTCTGAAGGAATGGAAAGAGCCGCACATATATTATCAGGATTAATAGGATACGAGGTATACGCCGAGCACATGTACTTAGCGATGATAGCTTTAAAATTAAGTAGAGAATCATACAACCATAAAAAGGATAATTTATTAGACGCGATAGCATATTTACAAGGATTAGAAAATTATTATAATGAAAACAAATAACGCAACAACAGCCTTCGAGTATTATTACGATTTAATTATAAATATCGGCAAATCAAAAAAAGGCACAAAATATTTGAGAAATATTTCATTTACGATGCTAAACCCATTGGATAATGTTATAAGTACAAAGTGGAGGAATTTTAACTTAGATTACGCTAAAAGAGAATGGCAATGGTATTTATCAGCTGATAGAAACATAAGAGCCATGGAGCCTCCTGTGCCTAAGATATGGCAAGACATTAGCGATGATAATGGTGATACATTTTCTAACTATGGTTGGCAGTGGCAAAGATCTAATCAAATCGATTACGTAATAAATGAATTAAGATCTAACCCACTAAGTAGAAGGGCTTGTATTTCGATATACGATGCGAAAGAAAACCAAGATTGGGTAAGAGACGTCCCGTGTACACTTGCTATTTGTTTTTATATAGAAGATGATTCTTTATGCATGAGCGTATACATGCGATCTAATGATCTAGTCTTTGGATTCTGTAATGATCAATACTGTTTTAGTAAGCTGCAAGAGTATATTGCTAAAAAAATTGATAAAAAAATTGGTTATTATCATCACTCTGCTACAGATTTACATATATACGAAAGACACTTTGATCTGAAAAAAAATGGATAAAGGATGGATTAAACTACACAGGCAATTCCTCGAGTGGGAATGGTATGACGAGCCAAACTGTTTAAGGGTCTTTATACATTGTTTGCTAAAAGCTAATCACAAAGATAAAAAATATAGAGGCGACGTGATTAAGCGAGGCACTTTTGTTACAAGCTTAGAAATACTTTCATTTGAGTTAAACTTAACTGTACAGCAAATTAGAACTGTTTTTGACAAACTAGAAAGTACCGGGGAGATTAACAGGCAAAGTAACAGACGTGGAACTATTCTAAGTATATGTAATTACAATAGTTACCAGAATGAAGAGTCAAAAAATAACAAGCAGGATAACAATAAAATAACAGGAAAACAACAGACGTCTAACAGGAAACTAACAGGTACTAAGAATGAAAAGAATGAAAAGAATGAAAACAATATAATACCCACACTATCTGAAGTAGAAGAATACTTTAAAGAATCTAATAAGATAGATAAAAGCCATGTTAAATTAGAAGCTGAGAATTTTATTAACCATTATGAGTCATTAGACTGGAAGCGTAATCGTAAAAAGATTAAAAACTGGAAGCTACAGGCTTCTACTTGGTCAAATAATTATTTAAAATTCAATACAACAAAAAGAAATGTTCACGATAATCCATTTGATTAATGAAAATACAAATAGCCAATAACAAACAAGATGCTAAGAACTATAGTAGCTCAGGGATAGAATTTGATTACTCAAATGATCTTATGAAACTATTGTACGACTTCCATACTGATATAGGCGCGACTAAAGAACTGCCAACTGATAAAATCAAAGTAAAAGAGTATCTTATAAGATTACATGAGACTATAACTGTAAAGAATCCACTATATCCAAATGATGTCAACTTTGATATGATATATGGTGTATGGATGATGGCTGTGATATACGAAGAAGCGCCAAGATATGGTAATAATATATCAGCATTAGCAAGATGCTTTAATGAGTGGTATAAGAAAAATTCAGATCAATTTATCAAATCAAGTCAAGATCATATAGTTAGTAAGTATAGAAATATTACAGACTTTAGTAATGTAGAAATCGCACGACTTTACGATGTAGTAGAAATGCTAAATGATGGTGATTTAATTGGTGGTTTGTTTAATACAGGAGGCGCACAATCATTCTTTAAAAGGTTAAAATCTGAGTATATTGCAAGAGGTTTATAATTTTTTTGTATATTATACTTAATTAATCAAGTTTTTTCAAGATGGCACACGGTGGTAAAAGAGCTGGAGCAGGTAGAAAGCCTAAGGCTGATGAAATATCCATGATACAATCCATGGATGCTACATTAGCGCCAATAGAGGTATGGCAAAAATTAGCTCTTAGAGTTAACGAAGGATCTGACACTGCTATTAAGACTTGGTTATCTTATAGATATGGGCAACCTAAACAAAGCGTGGACCATACTACTGACGGAGATAAAATAGAAAGCGTAACGGTGAGAATAATTGAACCATAGCTTTGATGCAAATAAGCTTTATTCATTAACCTATAATAGCAGGAAGCCCTACGTAGTTCATCAAGGTGGTACTTCAAGTGGAAAGACTTATGCTATATTGCAAGTCTTGATAATGAAAGCAGCCACTATGCCTAACCTAGTAATAACAGTGGTAGGCCAGGATATACCTAACTTAAGAGTAGGCGCTTATAGAGACGCTCAAAATATCATATTTAATGATCCATTTTTTACGCAAGAGCTTAAGGATCACAACAAGAGTAATAGGGTTTTTACTTTTAGTACTGGTTCTAAGATTGAGTTTAATTCATATAATGACGAGATAGATGCTAGATCAGGTAAAAGAACTCATTCTTTTTTTAATGAGGCTAATGGTATAGATTACGGCATATTTGAGCAGATTAGTATGCGAACTACCGAGCAGACCATTATAGACTTTAATCCGTCCGCGGCATTCTGGGCACATGAGAGATTACAAAGCAGAGACGATGTTGATTGGTTCGTGTCTACATTTAGAGATAATGCATTTATACAATCTAGTATTAAGCAAAAGATACAAAGCTACGAGCCAACTGATGAGAATATAAAGGCCGGTACAGCTAATCAATACAGATGGCAAGTCTATGGATTAGGAGAGGTAGGTAGATTAGAAGGCTTAGTGTTTCCTAATTTTGAGATCACAAGCGAATGGCCTGAAAATTATAAATGGAGATGCTTTGGTCTTGATTGGGGATATACAAATGATCCGACGGCTTTAGTAGAGATAAGGTATAATGGTGGCGCGCTATACTGGAAAGAACATATTTACCGGAAGCAACTTACCAACCTATATATTAGTCGTTTAATAAAAGAACTAAACATAACTGATGAAATAGTAGCAGATAGCGCTGAGCCTAAAAGTATTGCCGAGTTGCGCAATACAGGTGTTTGGGTAAAGCCTGCTAAGAAAGGAAAGGACTCGATTATGTTTGGAATCCAGTTACTACAAGACTACCCGATCAAAATTCATACTAAAAGCAAAAACGTAATAGAGGAATTTAGTAGCTATACTTGGGCAAAAGATAGAAGCGGCACATCAACAAACAAGCCTATAGATGATTTTAACCACGCTATAGACGCAGGTAGGTACGCAATAATGGACAGAATGAAGAAAAAAACACTAGATATATCACTTGCTTAAAAAATAATTTAAAAAAAGTTTTTTATTATTAAATAAGTTTGTATATTGCTCTTGAACAATTAATAACAAACTACAGAACAATGACAAATACAAAACAAGATTTCGACACACTTTCAGCAAAAGCATATAGCTCTATACAAGATCTAATTGAATATTGCAATAATAATAACGAATCAGAAGAAGCTGCTCTTTTAATGAGTATAAAAATAGAGATGATACGATTCGAGGATCGTATGACTTATGGTGAAAATAAAAATAACAAACCAAACCTTCTACCTTACCAAGGAGTTTAAATAATGAAAGAACAAAAAGTATATTATTATCTTTACAATTTTAGCTCAGGTGGGTGGAATTATGAGGTAACTAGAACAATAGCGGAAGCTAGAAAGCAAGCGAAAAAAAGATTCTCTAATAGCGATATAGATTTAAAAAGCTTTAGAAAAATCTCATACGATAATCTACAATCTTTAATATTTGAAACAAGATAACAAATAACAAGGGCTACTTCGGTAGCCCACTAAAACTACAGAACAATGACTGGAACACTTAGAACTATAGAATGCAAAGACTGGAAAGACGAACCCATTACCTACTATGAAATGGATTTAAAATTCCAACACGCCTATCACAACTTTACCTACTTCAGTTTAGAAGGGGAAAGCATGATTGGATTCACGGACCGTATTAGGTACGAAGTACGCAAGATGTATGGCAAAGAACTCACATGGGTAGAAGAATGATTAAATGCGAATGTTCAGACAAAGAACTAGAAATACAAGATTTAGAAATCGAAGATAATAGCTTTGATCATGCGTTCGGCACGAAATACGAATATGAAGTTATATGCCCTAACTGTCAAGCGTCTATGGGCGAATTTGCAACCCCAGAAGAAGTAATAGAAGCTAAACAAGGATATTAATGACACAACCACATAAAGAAGAACAAGAAATATGGGAATGGCTTCAAGATAAGCACGTTCCAGATCTAGCAAGAAAAACTGGATTAGGTACAACACCCATTTATTATTTTAAGAATGGTAAGGCTAAAAATGCTAGCTTCCAGTTGATACGTTCACTTCAACTAATAAAGGAAAAAGAATGTACACCTTAGCACTAGATGCCTTTAAACGATTTGAACAATGCGTTACTGGTGAACTAGAAGATAACCATGTAGGGCTGATTGCAGAATTCTGCGATAAGTTGAACATAGGCTATGATACTTTGTTTATGAAAAGTAGAAAGGCTAAGCACGTTAATTATCGTTCACTATTCTTTAACTGGGTAAATATAAGTCATGTAGAGCTTGCTCGGTTGTTTAACATGCACCACAGTAGCATCATGCATTTAAGACAAGATCATGAATGTAGATTAGAGTACGATTTGCATTACAAGGAACTATGTAATAAACTATACTTATAGTAGAATCATTAATTCTGTAGATAAGCCACTTGGTGTGAAAGTCAAGTGGTTTTTTTTGCTTATTTCAATAGTTGTAAATATTTGTTAATTTAGATGCAACTTTAAAAAGTAAATTATGGCTTTATCTGATCTTCTACCTTTTGCTAGGACAAAAGCACCTAATAACAATTTGGTGAACGAGTTAAACAGGCAATTATTTAGATTTCATAGGGGTATGCCTATTAGCCTGGATGATACCCAAAACGCTTACGTTGAAGATGGGTATGAATTAAACCCTGACGTGTATAGCGTTGTTAATGGAATTACAAAAGCAGCAGCGGCTGTACCCCCAATTATTCATATCGTTAAAAATCAACAAAAAGCATTAAAATATAGGCAGCTATCTAATACTGTAAAAGACAAGGCTACTCAAGGGAGTATAGATAATTTATTAGAACTTAAAGAACAGGCGTTTGAAGAGGTGCACGATGAGCGCGATCCTTTGTATAAATTAATTAACCAACCTAACCCATTGCAAGGTTACCCTGAATGGTATGAAAATATGAAGGGTTTTCAGTTAATTACAGGCAATGCTTATACGCATTTTATAGAACTTGGAGATGGTACTTTTGGCGAAATGTGGGTAATGCCATCTCAATTTACTAAAATAGTAGCCGATCCTACTTACGAGACTTTGATAAAGGGTTATATTATTGATATGTATGGCCACGATGGCCATCAACTACCAGCTGAAACAGTAATGCATTGGAAATATTGGAACCCTGATTACGATGCTGTTGGTTCTCATTTATACGGTATGTCTCCATTAAAAGCAGCTAGACGAGCTATAAGGCTAGGTAATGATGGCGATCAAGCACTAAGTAAAGCCTTAAGAAATGGCGGCGCATCAGGCGTAGTCTACCCTACTGACCCAGATCTAGAGCAACTAACACCTATGCAGCGATCTCAATTAGAGACTTACCTAAGATCAATGCAAGGGCCTGATAATTACAAGGCATGGTTGGTAAGTAATGTTAAGCTAGGATTCGAAAAATTTGGAATGCCGCCAGTTGATTTAGAGATCATAGAGGCAGGTAAAATGACTCAAAGGGATATATGTAATGTTTATAACTTCCCTAGTGAATTATTAAACGATCCTGATAATAAGACTAATGCTAACAAATCAGAAAGCCGAAAGCAACTTTACTTAGATAATGTTTTACCTGAGCTTGCTAGAGACTATGCAGAACTAAATAGATCTTTAGTCCCTGTTTTTAACAAAGCCACTGGCAAGAACTATCATTTAGATTTTGATGTACAAGCTATTGACGCGTTAAATAAAGACGCAAGCGAAAAGGTAGATTGGCTAAGCAAAGCTTGGTGGCTAACTGCCGATGAAAAGCGTATTGAAATGGGCTATCAGCCAGTTGGAGATAATAACCGATATATCCCAATGAATCTTATACCAGATGCAGCTAGTGAACTAACCGATGAAGACATAAAAATGTTAAAAAATGAATACGGGTCTTAAATATTTTTCTCAATCAGATTTTGACAAATGCAATCCACCTTGCAAGCTAGAAGACATGGATGAAAACTTCATGAAGAAACTAGATATTGCAAGACAGGTATGTAAGTCACCATTTGTGGTTACATCGGCCTTTAGAAGCGAAATTTGGGAGCGAGAACAAGGAAGGGACGGTACAAGTAGCCATACAAAAGGTTTAGCAATAGATTTAAAAGCTGAAAGTAGTATTTTTAGACACAAATTAATCGTCTCATTACTTTCTGTTGGTTTTAATCGTATTGGTATTGGTAAGAATTTTATTCATGTTGATATAGATAAAGACAAACCATCAAACGTAATTTGGCATTATTATGACTGACCAAGAATTTAAAGACATAAAATTTAAAGTAAATAACCTTGAGGCTATGATTGAGCTACTTGCTAAAGATATACAAGATATTAAAGAAGCCTTACTAGGTAATGAGTTCGGTCAGGAAGGGCTTGTTAAAAAAGTCAATCAAAATACTGAAAATATAGCAGACCTTGTTAAATTTAAACAGAAAATCATTGCATGGGCAACAGGCGCAGGCCTTGGTTCAAGTGCTTTATTTAATGCTATATCGGAGATGATGAAATGAAAAAACTAAAAGATAGAAAAATTGTACGTATCATATCAGAAATTGCCGAAGGAAAAAACAAAGCCGGACAAGTGTTGCACGGAGCGCTCGACATCTTGCCCTTGCCAAACCAATTCATCGGCAAAGCACTCAAGGCAATCGTTGCAGGAGAGTGGAATCAAACTAAAAGCGAAATTATTGAAGCGTTTACGCTCCGTAATATTGTAGCTATAGGTCTTACAACCGCGCTTATTATGGGTTGGTTAAGCCCTGAAGATATAGAAAAATTTATGCAAGTACTAAACGAGCTTCTGTAGACATATCTCTTTTGTTATTTTATACTAGATTGTGAAAGGTCTAGTATTTTTTATGCCTATCCAAGAATCAAATACAAGCCAAGAACACAAAAGATTTATTATTTGGAAAACATTCGATAATAAACGCCGAGCTTTTGAGCGTTTTGCCGAAAGGACTTTCCATAATGCTTTGCGCAAGCAATTAAAACAATATTTAGACGCTGTAGATAAAAAACAAGTTATAGACTTTGATCTAGAAAGTATTGTAACAACTGGGCCAATATCAGATGCTTTTGAAAAAGTATATACTAGGGTGATGAAAGTATTTGGCCAAGAATCGCTTAATAATTTAAAAGATTCAATGCAAAAAGAGGTTAGCGTTGACTGGGATGTGCTAATTGCTCAATGGATAGCTGGTAATGAAATATTAAACCCCTCTGATACAACTAGTAAAATTGTTTTAGTAACAAGGACTACCCAGGATCGCATAAGAAAAAACGTCGCAACAGCTTTAAAAGAAGGTACATCTATTCCTAATTTTGCTAAGCAACTAAAATCAGATTATGGCTTTAGTTTAAGACGGGCAACTCTAATAGGTAGAACCGAAGTAATAGCCGCCTCGAATGCTGGCTCAGTTTTAGGTGCTCAAGCCTCAGGAATACCGACTAAAAAAGTATGGCTAGCCACGCAAGATGATAGGACTAGGGATTTACATTTAGCAGTAGATGGTCAAAAAGTACCTAACTTAGAAACCCCTTTTAATGTAGGCGGCGATGAGATGCAATACCCTGGTGATTCATCATTAGGCGCAGCTCCTAGTAATACTATTAATTGTAGATGCACCGTTATATACGAGCCTTATGATATTGATTTTTAGTTACAATAGACCATCTATGTTGGCTAGGGTTATTGATCAATGCCCAGAAGAACCAGTTGTTATTGATGATGGTTCTGACTTTGATTCTCTTCTATTTGCTAAGAAATGCAAGTTCCACAGGTTAGAACATAAAGGCAAAGATCAATACTTTCTTAATTGGCAATATGCTTTTGAAATATGCAAACAATCAAACGATGATTTTTTCTTATTCTTGCCAGATGATTTTTTAGATATAGACTTTGAGACGATTTATAAATTACATTCACAGATCAAAGGCAAATACGTTTACAATCTTTTGAATGATGGCAGGCCTAAAATCTGGACCAATATAGAGCATAAAGAAGTAAAAGTAGAAGGAATTGACTCTATTAAAGTTAGTTATTGTGATGGTGGCTACTTTACAAATAGAAAAACACTAGAAGCTATAAATTTTGAACAAGATTTTATTACATCAAGCAGGTTTGGTAGGTCAAAGATTTCATCGGGTGTTGGTGAAAGTCAAAGCCGTAAATTTTGGAAGCTTAGCATTCCTATGTACATACCTAAAAAATCATTATGTTATCACGGGGAACATGAAAGCATGATGCACCCAGAATTAAGAAAAGAACAACCACTTATAAGCCAATGAACAAACTAGGAATAGTAGCAGGTCTTTTGTGTTTTATCTATGCCTTCATATATGATTACCATATAGGTATTATATTATTACTTTATTTTGTAGCTAGTAAAACTGATGTGGTCATATTGATAGATAAAAAAATAGAACTATTAGTCAGTACAATTAGCAAAAAGTTATAACCATTGGTCATTACAGCCAACTTAGCAACGATAGAAGCCCGTAAAGACAACTTACAAGAAGTAGTAGATTCGCTACGCTTCCAAGTTGATAAGGTTCGTGTTTATGGTAACGACTACACGCCAGAATTAGAAGGCGATAACGTGGAAGTCTATACTGGTCCAGATTACACAGATAATGCTAAATTTTTTTGGTTGCCGATTAGCAAGGGTATTTATCTTTCTTGCGATGACGATATTATTTATCCTATTAACTATGTGCAGACCATTTTAAACGCGCGTAAAAAATACCCTAATGCTTGGTTAACATTCCATGGTAGAGAGCTAAAGGGTTTGAATTTAACATATTATACAGAGCATAATGTGTATTCATGCCTAAGACAAGTACAAGGCGACTACGAAATACATGTTCCAGGTACTGGGGTTAGCGCCTTTGATACTAATTTAATTAAGTTTGACCCACTAACATGGGGTGATTATAGAATGAGCGATTTAATGGCTAGCCTTGAGTTAGCTAAAAAAAATATAAAAATAATATGCTTATCTCATGAAGAGTCATGGATAAAAAGCGCAAAAACCCACCTAAGGCAGTCTATACACCATAGCGAGCGGAGTAACACTAGGCAGAATCACTTGTCTAATGTTATTTATGAACTTGTTTCCAGAAACAAATAGCAAACATAAGAAGTGCCTGAATATCGGCCTTATCTACTGCCCAATTATTATCAAGTTGTTCTTGAACTCTATTTATTAGCTTTTCCATAACAAAAATTAGGGTTTATACAATCTATCTATAGTAATTGTAAAATGATGTAAAAATTGCGTATTTTTATAACAAACTAATTCTATGAGTTATACCGATTATCCAAAAAGCGCAAGCAATAATGCGAAACGTGCCTTAAAGTACAAGGAGGAATCCGGTAACCCTAAAGGGTGCGGTACTTCTGTAGGATGGAGGCGTGCTACGCAGCTTGCAAACCGTGAACCTATTTCTGAGGACGTCGTAAAACGTATGGCATCGTTTAATCGCCATAGACAGCATAAAGATGTTCCTTATGAAGATGGATGCGGTGGATTAATGTGGGATGCTTGGGGTGGCACCGCAGGTGTAGACTGGGCAATAAGAAAGAGTAAAGAAATTGACGAAGAAAAAAACCTAACTAATAATAGTATGAATTTACCTTGGAAAACCAAAAACACCAACGCTGCTATAAAAGGCGTTGACATGGATCGTAGAATAATAGAAGGCTACTATTCTATTTTCGACTTTAAAGATTCAGACGGTGATGTAATGCTTAAAGGGTGTTACGAGAAAACCCTAAAAGAGAACGGTCCTGGTGGTAAAAACAGAATAATGCACTTGTACCAACATGACCCATTACAAGTGCTAGGAAAGCCAATGACCCTAATGGAAGATGAAAAGGGTTTATATTTCCGTACAATGATTTCAGACACGGAACTAGGCAACGACGTGCTTAAGCTATACCGTGATGGAATACTAACCGAACATTCTGTAGGTATCAATTTTATTCAACGTGAGTACGATTCCCAAGAAGACTCTTACTTGGTAAAAGAAGTTAAGATGTGGGAAGGTAGCACCGTTACTTGGGGCGCTAATGAAATGGCTATAGGTGGAATGGCCAAAGGCTCACAAAAAGACCAAGTAGATAAATATAAAGAACTATCTAAAGCCTTTTATTCTGGCGACTACACAGATGATACGTTTCGCTTAATAGAAGCACAAATTAAACACCTAGAGCAATCTTTTAAAAATTCACTTCAAACTGAAAAGCCGGTTCAAGCCACTTCCAAGAATGAAGCCGAACAGATTAAAAACGTGTTTGATACATTCAACCAAAAAATAAAAATTGAAAAGGAGTTCCAAAAATGGACTTAGAAAAAACCCTATCTGAAGGGCTTGAATCGGTAAAGGGACACGTAGATACCCTTAAAAATGATTTAGAAGCTCGTTACGACAAACTTCAAGAAGAAGTCAAAGCTACTGGACAAGCTGATGAAGCTACCAAAGGCGAAATTAAAAACCTAGAGCAAATTATTGCTTCTCAAAAAGAGCGTATTTCCGCTATTGAGAAATCTGCAAACCGACTAGGTTCTAATGGCCAACCTACTTCTATGAAGTCCAAAGTGCAAAGCGCTTTAGAAGCCAAAGAAGTACAGGAGCAAATGGAAGCATTCAAGTCTGGTAATATCTCAGGCTTTACCATGAATACAAAAGCAGTTATCACTGAAGCAGATGCTTATACTGGTGACGTTGTTCCTGCTGATTATGTTGCTGGATTCAAGTTCGATCCTGAGCGAAGAACCCATGTGCGCCAGTTCTTACCTAATGGCACGACTAATAGCGACAAGATCCGTTACATCAAAGAAAGCAACTTTACTGATGGTACAGCGGTTACTGCCGAGGGCGTTGCCTCAGGTCAAAGTGATTTCGATTTAACCGCTACTGATGCTGTTGTTGAAAAAATTGCCGCACATTTCCGAGTTTCTAAAGAAGCTCTTAATGATACTGCAGGACTAGCTAGCCATATTTCACTACGTGGAATGGAAAAATACATGGTAGAAGAAGATGCTTATTTGCTATATGACTCTACTTATGGGCTAACAATAACATCTACTGATTATACTTTAGACCAATACACTGGCGATGCTGATGCTCAAGAGCACGACGTATTGCTAGAGGCTATCAAACAGGTAGAAAACAGAAACTTCCGACCATCTGCAATCATGATGGGTATTGGCAGATTCTATGAAATGATTCGTAGAAAAGACGCTGATGGACGTTACATTTTCCCTAATGATGTTGTATTTGGCCAAAGAGTACCAGTAGTACGTGGTGTACCTATCATAGCTACTAATGCAATTAATGCAACAGACGGAAATGCTAATGATTTCCTAGTAGCTGATTTCGCGCAATTAACTACTTTATTTGATCGTGAGTCTATGCAAGTTCGTTTCTACGAGCAAGATCAAGACAACGTGGTCAAAGACTTAGTTACTGTTCAGATTTCTGGTCGTCTAGCTTTACCAACTTACTTGCCTAATGCAGGTGCTTTCGGTAACTTTACGAGTGCAATCACAAACGCAGGTAATTCTTAATATTACCATAAGGATGTTTGGAACTTGGGGAGGTTCGATTCCTCCCCATCCTTCTAACTAAACTTACTGATATGCATAGATGTAGAAAAAACTTTAGATATGGTAAAAAGCCATATAAGATAGACGAGCCATTTAAAGGCCCTAAAGATATGGTTAATGACATGCTGAAACGAGGCTTGCTTTACGAGACTAAAGAGGATAAAACGGCATACAGTTTGGAAAATAAAGTATATATTGAAAAAGACAAAAATACTAAGACAATGTATTACGTCAAGAAAGGTAATCAGATAATAGATAGACTACCAGAATATAAAGCTATTAAAGTAAAGGATGAATTAAATGCTAAGAAGTAGTTTAAAAACACCAGATTATGGACTAAATGGCGTCGTAACGGTCTCAAGTACTGCCACTGGTACTAATACACCATCGGATGTACTTAGCGCGTCAGATGCAAAATCTTGGATGAAGGTAGAAACCTCTGCGGATGACTCTTTAATAACGGATTTAATTGCTAGTACTATAGACTCAATAGAGCAAGCTTATTCTTTTCAGTTGGTAGAAAAAACAGTAACGGCTGAATGGGAGATGTACGCTAAAAGAGTTGATTTGCCCTTATTCCCTGCTCAGTCGGTGAGTTCTGTCAAAACCATTAACAACGAAGGCACTGAAACTACATTGACGGCAGGGAGTGATTATTATTTACAAGGTGATACGTTAATATTAAATACCTTGTATGACTATCAAGAGCCTTTTACTAGGCTACGCCTTAAAGTGATTTATGTGGCTGGGTATACCTCAATTCCTTCAGGGATAACGCTAGGTCTTAAAAAAGCAGTATTATCAAACTACGAAGATAGGCAAGATCTAGTAGAGGGCGGTGTTAGCGAGTTACCGAATGGTTCTAAGTCATACTTTAAAAAGTACACTAAACTAATCTGATGAATGAAAACAAAAAACAGACAAGCAAATGTAGGTTTAATGAAGCAAAGGCTAACAATACAGTATTACAGCCTTTCATCAGATGGTATGGGTGGAAATACGCAAACATGGAATACGCTTGCAACTGTATGGGGTAATGTGAGCGCCGTAAGCGGCCGAGAGAGCTACGAAATAGGCGGGTTGAAAGGTAAAGTGAAGTACAAAATTTTAACGCGTTACAGAGACGATTTTGTAAGCGCCGGATATGATAGAGCTACCTATGATTACTTATTAAGAATTCAATACGATGGCAGAACTTTTAACGTAGACTACGCTCAAGATAAGGGAGAGGAGCATAGTTATACAGAGCTAATGGCGGTAGAAGATGATTAAAGCAGAAATATCGCAAGCTGAAATAAATAAAGCAATTGGTAAACTTGACTTACTTTTAAAAAAGAAACGAGATCAAGTAGAGGTTGTAATAAATCACCATGCCCTAAAGATTGAAAGTGCAGCCAAAAATAGAGTCCCTACTGATAGCGGTAGATTGAAAAGTTCTATAAAAACAGAAAAACTAGGCGAGCTAGGCAGAAAAGTTTATACTAATGTAGAGTATGCCCCTTATGTTGAGTTTGGAACTTATGGAAATGTAGAAACCACTATTTCAGGTGTTGACTATTCTTCTGTTGCATTACCTTTTAAGCGGTCTAATGGTGGGCCTGGAGGCATGCCTGGTAGATCATTTTTATTTCGTTCTTTTGAAGAGGCTAGACCAAAGATTATTAAAGATTTAAAAAAGGTAATCAATGCCAAATAAAAACGGTATAAAAAATCTGCATAGAACTACAGGTCGTATGATCCGTGAGGATGATACATTTATCAACCGAGCGGACTATATCTATAACTCACACAGAGACTATTATAAGAAAGTTCTTGATTTCCACATTGAGATGTCTTTGGGTAATGTGCCTAATTTTAGCATTATACATAAGTTTGGGAGAAATGTTAATGTAGGCAGTACATTTGAGCCAATTACACAGTCAGGATTTTATAGAATGCCAACTGCAAATACTGCCCTTGAGATTGTATCAGATAGCGCAGATGATAATGCTTCGGGTATTGGAGCTAGAACGGTTTATTACGAAGGGTTAAAAGAGGTAGCAGGTGAGTTAATAGTAACTACTAACACAGTAACTATGAACGGTCTTACGCCGGTTGCATTACCCGATTCTCTTATAAGGCTTTACAGATGGTATGTTGCAAGTAGCGGAACGTATGCAACGCAATCAACCTCAAGTCATCAAGGCGAGATAACTATACAAGAAAGCGGAGCAGGTGATATTTGGTCAGCTATAAAAGCTGATGGCATATTTAAAGGGCAATCGCAAATTGGTTGTTATACCGTTCCTAGTGGATATACTGCCTTAATAAATAGGATAGCCTATTCTGTACAAGCATCAAATGAAGCTGAAATTATTTTTATGCAAAGGAATGGGGTTTTAAATACAACTGCACCATTTGATGCGCTAAGGGTAATAACGGATATTAATTCTGCAAAAGGAACAACTTCGGTTGATTTTGTCGCTCCTATAAATATACAAGAAGAAACGGATCTAATTTTTATGGGTAAAAGTAAAGGCGGTCAAGAACTCCCGATGACGATAGACTTTGAAATTAAATTGGTACAAAATGT